GTTTCAAGTACCAACTGTTCTTGAATGATATTTACTACTTTGGAAGCACTGACCTGCTCTCATATTCAATGTCAATGAGTTACTTGGAGACAATGGATTTTCTCCTTAATACTCACAAGAGAATTAGATTTAATATTAGACAAGATAGAATGTATCTTGATGTAGATTGGGATAATCTGAAAAAGGATGAATTTATTATTATTGAATGCTATAGAGCACTTAATCCAAATGATTACACAAGAGTATATAATGACCCCTTCTTAAAAAGATATTTGACTGCTTTAATCAAAAGACAATGGGGACAAAACCTTATTAAGTTTACAGGTGTAAAACTACCTGGAGGCGTTGAATTTAATGGAAGACAACTGTTTGATGATGGTCAAAGAGAACTTGATGAAATCAAGGTTGAGATGTTAAGTAAGTATGAGTTACCACCAATGGATTTGATAGGTTGATCACATGCTCAATCCATATTTTTTAAACAACTCTAAACAAGAGCAAAATCTCATACAGAGTCTAGTCAACGAACAGTTGCAAATGTATGGGATTGAAATATTTTACATTCCTAGAAGGTATGTAAAAAAGAATACTGTTATTAGAGAAGTAATACAGTCAGAATTTGATAATGCATATCCAATAGAAGCGTATCTTGATAGTTATGAAGGATATGGAGGTCAGGGTACATTATTATCAAAATTTGGAATTCAAGAAGTAGATGATTTGACATTAGTTGTGTCAAGAGAAAGATATGAAAATTATATTACCCCTCTCATCAAAGATGTTCCAAATATTGAATTATCAACTAGACCAAAAGAAGGTGATTTAATTTATTTCCCATTAGGTGATAGATTATTTGAAATAAATTATGTTGAACATGAGCAACCATTTTATCAATTACAAAAAAACTATGTTTACACACTGAAGTGTCAACTTTACAGATATGAAGATGAGGTTCTTGATACTGGTGTAGAAACAATTGATGATGAAATTGAGCAGATTGGATATATTCAAAAATTACAATTAATAGGTGTTGCAACACCTGCAACAGCATCTGTTATTGGTATTGGAACTGGTACTATTTCTAGTATTAAAATAACCAACATGGGCGGTGGATATTCCTCAATACCCACAGTTGCAATTTCTTCTGCACCAGCTGGTGGAATAGATGCCAAAGCAGTAGCAGTTCTCACCAATGATTATATTGGTTGTGATGGAACAAAAGGTGGAACCATAACTGAGATACAACTTACAAATCCTGGTTTAGGTTATACTGTAAACCCAATCATAACAATAACAGGAGGTGGTGGTGATGGTGCCACTGCTGAGGTGGTAGGCATTGAAACTATTGGTGGTATCAACCCAATCAGCATTTCATCAGGTGGTAGTGGATATGTTGGTGCTCCCACTGTTGGCATATCAACCCCAGTTCATGTTGGAGCAGCAGCAACTGCAACGATTGACATTCCAATCAATCCTGGTGCTGGGTCAAGTGTTATTGATACCACAATCAGTGTTGGTATTGCTACCTATCTGTTCCCTGGTGGAACTACAGGTGGTGTCTTCTACAAGTCTGCACCTACTGTTACATTCTCAGATCCAACAGGCACAGGAGACAACGCAAATGCTACATCAACAATTCAAGATATTGCAATAAGTGGTGGTAGAGTTAATTCTTTATCAATTACTGATGAAGGGAGGTTCTATACATCAGTTCCTACAGTAACTATTGCTCATCCTGGAATTAGTATTGCTTCTGCTACCATAGGAATTGCTGGATCATCTATAAATCCAAGTTCTATAGCATTCAGCACAACAGGTAGGGCATATACAAGTGCTCCAATTGTGGCGATTACCACATCTACTGGACAGGATGCACCAACACAACATGCCACTGGTATTGCTACTATTCATCCTATTACTGGTATTATTACAGCAGTTTCATTTGACCCTGCTGATGCTTGGGCAGTTGGAACTTCAGCAACTATTGGAGCAGGATATACTGTTGCTCCCAATATTGCTTTTGGGTCACCATCACCTGTTCAAGCAACTGCAACTGCAACAATTTCAATTGGTGGTTCAGTAACAAGTCTTGCTATTGGAAATAGTGGATTTGGATATATTTCAGCACCAACAGTCACAATATCAGCACCAGCAGGTGTAACTACACAATTTACTGCCACTGGTATTGCAACTATCAGATTTAATTCAATTTCAACTACAGGAACACTTTCAACAACATCAACATCAATAACTGGTATTAATACAACAGGAATAATTGTTGGTGATAGAGTCAGACTTTCTGTGGGTCATGATAGTCATTACAATTTTGTACCAGCAGGAACTTTTGTAAGTGGTATTGGTGCAGGATCAGTCACAATTAGTCAAGCATCAACAAATGTTGGCATAGCAACCTCAGTATTTGAGATTGGCACTGATCAATGTGGCATTGTAACTGGAATAAATCTCACATATGGTGGTGGTGGTTATACATCACCACCAACAGTTACTATATCAAATGATTCTAGATTTAAAAATTATGTTGATCAAATAGCTGGTGTAACCACAGCAGTTGGTGTGGCAAATACAAATGCTGCTGGTGTTGTTACAAGTATCACAATCACAAATAGTGGTAGTCAATATGTGTTAACACCAACTATTACAATTTCTGAACCTGTGTCAACAAGCACTGGATCATTTATATTCAATGAAATTGTAACTGGTGCAAGTTCTGGGACCACTGCAAGAGTTAAGTCTTATGATGCTGTGAACAATATTCTTGAAGTATCCATTGTTGATGGAACATTTACACCAGGTGAAACAATAGTTGGTAGCGAATCTGGTGCTAGACATTCAATGAAATCTCAAGATAAGTTTGATACTATTGATCCATTTGCTGACAACGACAACATTGAAATTAGAGCAGATGAAATCATTGACTTCAGTAAAACTAATCCCTTTGGGATGCCTTAATAAATAAAAAAAATAAAGTAAGAAAATGTTTGAACATTTTTACAATGAAATCTTTAGATCAGTAATCATTGCTTTTGGATCTCTCTTCAATGGAATTGAAATTCATAAGAAAGATGCTAATGATGATACCTTTAGTATTATAAAGGTCCCACTAGCGTATGGTCCTACTCAAAAGTTCTTAGCAAGACTTGAGCAGCAGGCAGATCTAAACAAACCAGTTCAGATGACCCTACCAAGAATGTCATTTGAATTTATTGACCTTCAGTATGATCCTATTAGAAAGGCAACCCAAACTCAAGCATTTCACCCTGTAACTGATTCAGGCACAAAGACAAAAAAAGTTTTTATGCCTGTTCCATATAACATGGGTTTTGAACTTTCAATTATGACAAAGTTGAATGATGATGCTTTGCAGATTATAGAGCAAATTTTACCTTATTTCCAACCATCTTACACACTTCCAATTAAACTTCTTGGTGATCTTAGAGAAGTTGTAAATGTTCCAGTTCAACTTGAAAATGTAACAATGGAAGATGATTATGAAGGTAATTTTGACACTAGAAGAGCACTTGTTTACACCCTGAGATTTTCTGCAAAGACAAATCTATATGGACCAATTAGTGATGTTTCAAGTGATGTAATCAAAAAAGTACAAGTTGGATATGTATCTGGCCAAAGGACTTCTTCTGGTCAAGCATATACTAGAGATGTTTCATATAGTGTTGTACCAAGAGCAACCAAGAATTATACTGGAAACGTAGTCACAGAACTTGCTGAAGATGTTGATACCACTGAGACTGTAATCAGTGTTGGTGATGGTTCAAAAGTCACTGTTAAGCAATACATCACACTTGGTGATGAAGAACTGTTTGTTGAATCCATTGATGGTAATAAACTGACTGTCAAGAGAGGACAAGATAAAACAACTCCAAGTAACCATGTATTAGGAGCAGATGTCTCTCAAATTGTAGCAGCTGATTCTGGTTTCATTGATATTGGTGATAACTTTGGTTTTGATGGTGGAATGTTATGACAGATGATAGTATCATAGACATTACACCAGGTAAGGACAAACCTGCTCATCTTACCAAGAATGATGTAGAAAAGGATTATGAATATACAAGGGGCAATCTATACTCTATTATTGAAAAGGGTCAAGAAGCAATTAATGGTATTCTAGAACTTGCCCAAGAAAGTGAGATGCCAAGAGCATATGAAGTTGCTGGTCAGTTGATTAAGAATGTTGCTGATGCTACTGATAAACTAATGACCCTTCAACAGAAGTTAAAGGATGTAGAAGAAGAAAAAGTTAGTAAAGGTCCAACAACAGTTAATAATGCTTTATTTGTTGGGTCAACTGCAGAACTACAAAAATTATTGAAGAATAATACTGATAAATAATACATCAGGGAGAGAAATCCCAAAGTTTATACTAATAGAATGTCTAAAAAAGAGGATTTGCCGTCAATAAATGATTATCTAGAGGATAATGAACTGCCCTCTTACAAGAATTTTATTGAAGAAGAGAAAGAATTACCATCAGTAGAAGAATATAAGACTTATCCTTTAGAAGAGGACCAAACAATTGAAGATGCAAATGGAAACACATTTGCAGAGGTTATTGACGTTGTAAAAGCACCTGAATGGCAAGAATTAGTTAAATTAGTTAATGATGTAAGAAAACAAATACCTGAAATACCTGAAATTAAGTCATATGATGATGAAATTGGTCAGATAAGTGAAAAAATTGCAGAAATTCAAGAAAATTTCTCTCAATATGATCTTAAAAGTGATAAAATTTATGATTTAAGGGCAAAAAATGAAGAATTTGAGGTAAAATTAACTGAAATTGAGCAAAAAATACCTGAAGTACCAGAGGTTAGGTACTATGAAGGTGATATTGAGTTAATTTATGGTAAAATATCAAGAATTAAGGAAGAAATTGAGTCTCTTCCTGAGGTAAAATACTACGAAAATG